GTGGGATCAATAAGTGGCAAACATGTTGCATCAAAATCAAAGGCCTCTTTGTACTCTTCGACCATACTCCTATAACCAGCATAAACTGGAAGTTGCGGGCCGAGTGGGTGAGCCATTTCAGACAATTGTAATGATGAAATATAAGTATCAAAGAAATGACGCCATGAAGGAGGCACCAAATCAATGATAAGAGATGTGTCAATGGGGCTCAAGTCGTTCTTGGAATCCAAGTACGCCTCAAAAGCCAACTGCCTATCGATCGGTATGTTGTAACGGGACTCAACCAGAAGACGAGTCCTAATTCCAGTTGTTTTCCTTGGAAGTTTAGACATAAGGGCTTCTATAAGTTGTTCACGTTCCCACATCGACATAGTGCGGTCTTTCTCCACTACACTCGTTACGTCGTATCCAGACGTTACACGCATACCATACGCAGCCAACGACGCTATAATGGGGCATCCAGGGTATTGATAGGCATAGCTCAAAGACTTGCTTCGCAAGAGCATTTTGAGTTTGTTTTTACCCGCAGAGCAATATTGTCGTGACGTCCAACCAAAATTGGCAAGAACTTCCAATGGGTCGGTTACAAGAATGCGCTCCTCTTCATCAAATATCATTCCACAAAAGTCGGAAGTAGATAACGAAGCTTGAGTCGCACATTTCACATTGGCGCCAGTTAACGCGAATTCTTCCTTAGTAGGAAATCTACCGGAACAAATGAACACTCCATCATCACCTTCGACAACACCAGCTACACAAGTAGATCCGATGCGTTTACAGTGGAAGAGCATTAACATTAGGTTAGAAAATCCATTACCAAGAGAGGTACACATTTCACCTGACATCCTCGTGGCTTCAAGCCACACAGTGAAACCCTTGTATTTGCATACGTTGGTACCTGCCAACACTTCTCTAATCAGTCTCATAAATCTAGGTCCTTCGGGTAAACCACTGGTCATATATTCATAAAGTTGGAATTCGCACATTTCCATCATTTGAGCCACAAACATGGCTTCAAAGGTAGTATGATCAGATGTAAAGACACGAGCCCCTTCACGGGATAACATGTCCATCAAATAATCTGCGCGCTCATCAACAGGGATATGTTTAATAAACCAAGGCAAGGCGAAAAGCACTTCTTCTATGGCTTTGAAAATGGGACCAACCTCTATCTTAAAGTTATCTGATCGTGCATTAATGCCACGCTCATATTTATAACTCGGATAGGGTTCTGGTTTTCCAAAACTTCCACAAAAATAGTGATCAAATTCTTCGCC